ACAACAGGGCAATGGTTCACAGGGTTTGGCACAAACAATAACACAAGAGATGCTCAATGAAGCATTTAAAATGTTACCACATAAATATCAATGTTATTCGGAAATAGATATTCCAATGACAGAAATAGATATGGATGCAAGTATTCAGGGAAGTGTTCCATTGGATGCTGGTTTGATGATACATGGTGTCACAGATAAAATGTCCAAATCTGGTGATAAAACGAAAATTATGCCTTCTGTGTTATATGATATACGTGAATCAAAAACTAAACCGGCACAGTTGCGTACCAATTCGGAACATAATCCAATGTATAAGGGATTATTGAAATTTGGTAAAAACGTTCCAAAATTGAATTATGATATGGTTGAGGCGTGTATAAATGATGTTTCAAATAATATGTTCGTCAATAATTCACATCGAATATTGACGGATTATCAACGTGTTTTAACTTATCAGGAGGCTTTGTGTGGTGTTGAAAATGATGAATTTTTGGCACCAATTAATAGGACAACATCAATGGGATATCCATATACTGTGGATTATGTAAATTTGCGTGGTAAACGTGATGCTTACGGTGATGATGGATGGACTTTTGACACACCACTTGCATTGGAGGTGGAGCGGAGAGTTAATATGTTGAAATTGGATTGTTTAGCTGGAATTCAACGTGGTGTGTATTGGAGTGATACTTTAAAAGATGAGCGAAGACCAATCGAGAAGGTGAATGCTGGTAAGACGCGGGTTTTTTGTGGTGGTCCAGTACATTTCACCTTATTGTTTAGACAATATTTTCTTGGCTTTGCTGCGTGGATAATGCATAATAGAAATGCGAATGAGGTTGCTACTGGTACAAATGTTTATTCACATGATTGGAATGAAATAGTAAGCAAGTTGGCAAGTCGTGGTTCAATTTTGTGTAATCATAAAATGATGCTTCGTGTGATTGCTGGTGATTTTGGGAATTTTGATGGTTCATTGAATTCACAAATCCTGTGGGCGATACTTGATCTTATTAATGATTGGTATGATGATGGGGAGGAGAATGCTCGTGTACGTCATGGTTTGTGGTTACATATTGTTCATGCTATACATATAAATGGTAATGTGATATATCAATCAACACATTCACAGCCATCTGGATGTCCAATCACGGCCATATTGAATTCTATTTACAATTCTATTATTGTTAGAATGGTGTACTTAACCTGTGCAATCTGGAGAAGAAATTCGACTGGAGAGGATTATGTTTCTATGAAAAAATTTAATGAATTCGTCGCTATGGTTTCATATGGTGATGATAACTTGATTGCTGTTTCGGACTCTATTTTGGAAT